ATTTATTTGTTTCCTCACTTGATTGGAAACCGAGTGAAGTATCAAATGTAGAAGCTTCATCTTGTCCACTTTCAACATATTGTTTAAATTCTTCTCTTAATGCTTTTACGCCGTCTGGTGGGTCTAGTGGGTCAAATCCTACATCTTTGATTGGGTCAACAACAAGTTTCCCGTCAGGACTGATTTCTTCCAACACAATACCATTTGGTCCAATAACTTGAGTTACTCCATTGGCTCCTCTTGCATTTTTAATCTGTTGTCCAAGTGTTTGTCTAACACTATTATCAACAACAACTCCCAATGGTTGTGGTTCTGATGGATATTTTGTTACTTGACTTTTAATTGGTTTAGAATATGTTCCAATTTTAATTACATCAAAAGCTTGTTCTCGTAATTCTTCTATAATAGTTTCATCAGAAGACTTAGCTTTTTTAATTTCAATTGATTCTTTTATTTGTGCTAAAGCACCACCTTGTTCATCTAATGGACTTTTTTTAATCTCTACCTTTAATTTTGTAGGGTCTGGTTTTGGTCGATTATCGAACCTAACAAATTCTGATAAGTCAGAAGTGGTTATTCCAGCGAATTCTGGCGCTATACCAGTCTCTGGTAATTCAACCTGTATACTTAAGTCTGGTGATATATCAATAGTTTCTGTTCTTACATCCTCAACATCACCTAATATTTCAGGTGGTGATTCTAATTGAGTGTTGGGTTGTGTTTGTTCGGTTGTTGCCGTTGCTTGAATTATCGGTGCTGGTTGTTCTACCACTTGTTGAGAAATCTGCGTAATAGTTTCAGCAACTGAATTTTTAGTTTGACCTTTAGTTTTAGTTGAAGCACCACCAACACTTCGAGTCTGTTGTGGTTCTATTCCTATAAATTTTCTTTCTTCTGCCATTAGTATTGCTCGTTTGCTCGTTCTTGTAATGCTCCGTCGGCCAATGCTCTCTCATTTGGGTCTGGGTCATTTAGTAATATTTCAATTAATTCTGCTTCCGTATAATCTAAGAAATCTGTTGCAGCTCCAGCGTCAAGTTGTTGCTGTAAGTTTCCACCAAATTCTTCTTCAAATGTGTCAACAATGTCATCATTTGTGGTGTCTTCATTACCTGTAATTTTATACATATTTGGAATTATTATTTCTGCTCCAACCATATTTTGAGTAAATCCTCTATCCTTTTCATCTATATCAAATTCTAAAAGATACTGGTCTCTTTGATGAAATTTTACTGCTCCTGCACCATTTATAGTAAGTGGTTTGTATTCTATCAATTGATTAATTTCTTTAAAGTCAGTTCTGTATTCTTGGTTTGAAACTTTATCATCTACTTCTATTTTCATCTCTGTTCTATCAGGAGAAGTTTCTGTTAAAACATATTTTAAATCTTTTGGAAAAAGTTCGACTTCTTGCACTTTATCTGTACCCGATGTCTTATCACCTGACATTTTAGTGTAGTATCTTCTTACATTATTAATAATTTTTACTTTATAATCACCTGTCCAAACTTGTCCATTTCCATCTACGAGTATCGTTCTTTCTCTACCAGCCAATCTTCTTAAGAACTTGTAAACTACTTTATATTCCCCTTCGGTCAGTCCCATATCTCTAAGGTGTTGTCCAACATTGATATCTATAAAGTTACCACCATTTTTAAATTCCACTTCACCCAATGATAAAATCTTTGTTCCTAATAGAGTTGCGTTTTCATCCGATACTGAGTCTGGTGTGTAAACGTGTAGCACAATAAAATCGTTTAGGGTATCTCTACCGAAACTACTATACACTCTTGTTTGGTCAAAGTATGTATTTCTTTCTGCTTGTGTAAATCCGTATTCTCTCATTACTCGCTTGCGTCTTTCTTAGTTTTGTTAGCTGACATATGTAAATCCAAGTTCTAACCATATTTCTTGTCCACGTCTGGTATGGTATAATTGTCTATTAATTACATCATTATATTGATAACCATTTATATCTTTTTTTAAAGAACGATAGTTGTGTCTACTACTACGACCACCGAACAATTTTCCCTTTTTTCCTTTTTTTGTAAACATTTTAACGCCAATTTTTTTATTAAGTCTAAATCCTACCCACCCATCAGCGTTTTTTCCACCTTCTTTTCCTTCTTGTTTAAAAAAATCTAACATTTTATTATTTAGTAATTCGGTTGACATAAGTGGTGTGTAGTTTTCATCAAAATATACATTTACAAATTGTATTAAGTAATCTCTATTGGTTGCTTGGAATTCAACTTGTGCATTTTGTTCTTCTTGAGTTTCGTCTTGTTCAGTATTTGTATCGGTGGCGGAACTCTCCTCTGGTTGAAAATAGTATGTAAAGGAATTATCTAATTCACCTGCAAAAAATTGTTGTTCATTTGGTATTCTGACATTTTCAAAATCTGTTTCTGCAGAAGATGATACATTTGTAGTGCTTTGAAAGGAAATTAATTTTCCGTCTTCATCTCGTAATGTTTTATTCGCATCAGCTGAACCTGATATCGTTTGTTTAGATTTTAAATCTCTAATCCTATTTTCGAATTCTATTAAATCACTATCAAGTTGATTTTTATAAAAGTCAGATTTAAGTTTTGCTTCTTCAAGTGAATATGGCATTTTATCTTACCACTCTAAATTCAAAGTCATCATCGTAGTAGTTTTCTTGTTCGTCTGTTGTTCCACTACCACTAACGACCTTAATTAAAAATCTATAGTTTCTCTCTGCTTGTAGTCCATTCATCCAGACATTAAAATAATTACTTGTACTATCACAACTTACTTTTGAACCTGTTCCGAATGGGATTATTGTTTCTTCTGTTTCTGCGTCTTTGACTGAATAGAAAGCAGATGCACTTGGTAAATATTTTATACTTAGTTCTGCTGGAGTTGTAGCAAATGTAGTTGTCGGATATAATTCTCTACCCACTACTCTTAACTTAACTTTTGAATTTTCTTTATATTCTGGTCTAATATTTTGGAAATAAACTTTTAATCTTTCTAAGTCTGTTGAACTCAATGCTGATAAACTTCCTGTTGCCCAACTTGAATCGTCCCACATAACTTCTAATTTCGGTGGGTAAATTGTATGAGTTTCTCTTGAGAAGAATTTTAAATTTCCTAATCGAGTAGAACTTGCTTCATCAGCTGTTGTATCGCTACCAGAATTAAATGCAAATATTGATGTGGTTGGTCTTTTAGATTTTCTTTTTACAAGAAACCCGTTGTTCGGAAATATTGAACTTGAATAAATATGATTTTTAACCAAACTTGTAACATCTGCTCTAACATCTTTTTTATCAAAACTTATGGAATATGAAGAACTAACTTCATACTGACTACTAATACTTGAAGTAAACCAGGCACCACCATCGTCTAACCTTGAACCTGTTACCCAAGGTGTCTCATTCTCGTGGTCTCTATATTGATAACTTACTCCATCTGAAGTTACTGGATTGTGGTCAAGTTTTCCTGTTCCTTGTTTCCAACTACCACTAACCATATAAACGTGTAGTGATTGTGATGCTTCAACTTCTTCTGAAGTTGCGTCAAATAAATTTAAATAAAATTTTGCAGTAGAAGGTATTCTACCATTTTGTATTGACTCAGAAATATATGCGTAATCAAAGTCAATCAATACTCTTGAAACATTTCCAATTGTTCCATTATCATTAACAACTTTATTAATTTCTAATATTTCGTCAAATCCAGTATTTATGGAAGCTGTTGTTCCACCTGAATAAATTGTTGCGTCTCTTCTTCCAAATTCAAAATAATGCATTACATATCTCCTACTACTCTACCCTCAATGTCTGTATTGGGTAATTTAATTTCAAATATCGCTGGGTCCATTGAAGGATATATAACTCCGTCTTTTGTAGCTGCTTGTAAATCATAAACATTTCCACTATATCCACCTGAGACTAAATGTTTGTTTTCAATTACTATCAAATCATTATTTGGGTTATTATCTTTTGGTGGAACTACCGATACCACTCCATCCACTAATGAAATCTGATATGCTAAATCACTCAATATAATTGGTTGATTGATTTGCCACTTTTCTGTTGCAAAGAATTTCTTGACTTGTTGTATTGCTCTGAACAATACGTCATTTTTATTATATCCTCTACGAGTTATGATATTAAACTTAACACCGATGTTTATTACATAAGCATCTTTAAGATTAATCGCATCTGTTAATACTCTGTATTGTGAAAGATATAATTTTAAATTTTGTTTTACTGCATTGTTTACTTGAGTTAATTTTTTATTTCCTGTATACCCTAACAAGTACATATTTAGTGCTAGTGGATTAGGAATAGTTGTTGGATTAACTTTCTTTGCTACTCCATCAATAACTTCCAATTGCCCTTCTTGTTCTAATTGTTCATCTTGAACAACATAAGCTTTTGCTATGTTTCCATATTTCTGTGGTAAGGAATAAACTCTTGTTATGTAGTCTGCTCTTGTTACTGCTCTGTTTTGTGCATTAAAGTATCCTGCAGCATTTTCTTTTATCTCTGTTAGTGTTTCTTGACTTGCTCCACCTGAACTTGGTGATTCATTGAATATCACTAATGTTGCATTTGAAATATCTTGTGTATCACTATTTAAATTTTCTGTACTATTTGTGTAAGTCTTCCTATTAAATCTGTTAATAGCATTTGATGGAACGTTATCCTCAACACTACCACCATAATTATATTGTATAGTTAATGTAGTGTTTGATGGTGCTAATCCAAATGTTTGTGTTTTTAAGAAATTTGTTGGGTCAAACGATTCGTCTAACCTTGAAATGCCAGTTCCTAATGATGAACCAACATTATCTGGATTTGGTATTAATTCTTCATCTGCGTCTGCACTAATACCACTACCGAACCTTAACTCCATTTTATTATCATCACGAACATAAGTTGTAAATCTTCTTGCTGTTTTGATTAACCTCAATAAGTAAGGTGTATCATTTTGATATTGTGATAACGCTGGGTCATTTAGTGTTGTATTCTCTTCTGACTCAAACACTGTATCTTGTGCTAAGAAAGGAACTTGATAGTATGTATTATTTTCACTATCAGTTACCGATACAATCTCTGTTACCTTTTCATTCGATAAAACTATCTTGTCAAACTTTTTAGCGCCTGTAAATGTAAATGTTTCTGTTTCTCTTGTTCCAGATTTAGCTAAAACTTTTTTAGTTAATCTATAATTTGTTGGAATGTTACCTGAATCTGGTTGTAGTATTTCTACTTTCATTGGGTCTAATGAACTTGATGTTTTAAAATTAACATCATCCATTAAACTAAATTCTGTTCCGTTTGTTGACATTACGGTTGAGTTTGCACTAACGATACCAGCATAATCTAAGTCTGCTTTAAAATTACCACTACCTAAGTTTTTAGCAGGAACATCAACTTGAGCCGTAAGTTCTACTATTGAAGGTGCTGCTAATGTTGGTTTATATCCATATGATTGAGCAATTGCTAATACATTTTTTCTTTCTTCTGCGTGTTGTAAAAGTGTTTCTCTGAATTGATTATCTACATAATAATTCAACACATCACCAACATATGCTGCCATTTCAACAAACATCATTCCTGGTGATGCTTCATTGAAATCATTGTATGTTGTTGGGAAGTAACTCTTTGCAAATTCTATAAGATTTTGTCTTATATCACGGAAATCTCTACCGAGATAATTTACCTCTTTCTTTACTAATTTTTTATTTGTTCCGTAGTCTACTTGCCTCGGCATTCTTATTCTCCAATATTAAAATTAAATGTTAGTGTTTCAAAAGAATCAGGGTCTACTGATACTGAAAAGTCTATTGATACATCTACGATATTACTATCGTTTTGAACCACACCTATATCGTTTATGTTTATGTATGGTAACCAAAATGAAGTTGCTTCTCTAATAACTTCATCTATTTGATTCTGAACATCTGGCCCTTGTTCAAATAATACATCAGTTAATCTTGAACCAAACTCAGGTTGCATAACTCTTTCACCCTTTGATGTTAATAGTAGATTTCTTAGATTAGCTTTAGCTTGTTCCAATATAGTTTTTGTCTTAAACAAAAAACCTTCTTGACTGTAACCTAATGGAAATCTAACTCCAACATACATATCATCATTTTTATCTATTTCTCTTACACTTGCCATTATGGTCTAAAGTTCTCACCTTTTTTCTTTTTGTTAATTGCTTTCATTAATCCAGAGTAATCACGAGTTAAAGCATCTTGTACACCCTCTGGAACTGAATCTACACTAACTCCAGCTTTCTTAATTGTGTCTACTGCTGCCATTTCTCTTGCTGTCTCTTTATCTTGCTTTCCACCTAAATTTCCATAACCCAATACTTCTGCCATATTGTTTGAACCTAATACTCCACCACCCAATGATGGGTAATCGTCAGTTTGACCT